TGTCAGTTATCATCTTCGGTTACGGTTATCGGCAGAACGCCCTGCCGCTGACAAGAGCTTATTTGCCTGACCAATCTACTCCACATGATAGATAACTATCATTTATGATTTAATTTGCATAACGTTTTGAATTTAAAAAATAAATTGCACTGCAAGTAACGTTAAAAATCGCAAATTAACTACACCATTAACTACACCGTTCCACGAACAATATCGAACAACCGCAAACAAAGATCAACACACTTTAACTGTTACCATTTTCCGGTTATCCGCTATGAAGCTGGTGGGTGAGTTTTTCAATTTCCACAGTCTGTGGAAATTAAACGAATACAGCGAGCCAGAACAAGGTGACTGATATCGTCCGAAATCCGGACGAAGGGCGCATCAACTGTAACGGAAATCGTTATGGTTGCTGGTGGGCAGCGTCACCATCATGGTGATGATGCAGTGAATGTAAGGATTACTTAGGTTAGGGGCGTAACTCATTGTCATTTTTTGAGCAGACCGGGAATCTCCGGTTTGGTTACTCTGTAACCAAGTCAATTTTATTTACTCTGTTGTGAGGGACTATAAGTTCTGCGCAAATTTCCCCGGTTTCCTCAAATTGAGTTTCTCGAAAATATCAGCGGGTTAGCGATTAAGCTGGCGAGTAATTAAACTGCGAAAATTTCGTAGTTTGTGACTATCTGAAAGATAGTCGGTTGTTCCGGCCTCAGCCATTGGCGGTCTCCGAAAATATCAACGGGTTAGGCCATCGTGCAAATTTGCACTCTGCCAGCCAACGCAATTTTGCGTTATCAGTCCTCAGATTTGAGGGATGTAGCCAGCTTTTCCCCCAATAGGGGGATTATCCAGTTACCGACGGTTTAACCGTCTGTGCCAGCACAACGAAAGAATTTGCGGGTAGCTTTAAACTACTTACAACATCCAATCTTACAGGCCGTGCCTTTCTAACTTTTTGCAATGTAATAAGTCAGGTAGCGCTATGCGTTCCACCGTGTACACCGCGTTCCGTAAAAACCACAGATTCGTGGTTTTCCTGAATATCATGAATCTACCGCCGCAACCGTTCCGGCTTCTTCCACTGGTAAGTATTTTTCATGCTCTCCCTCCGTTGTTGAGAACGGCGACGGTATGCCAGCAACTCAAGGACTCTGGTTCGTATGTTGCGCATATCCACGCCGTTAAGCTCAATACCGTCACGGCGCATAACCTCAGCAACAACACGCGCATAGTTTTCGGCTGTCACGCTGTCCGGCTGCGTGGCCACCTGTTTGCCTGTTGCCTGACTGATTCCGGTAATACGGCGGATTACTTTCAGTAGTTCGGCGTCGGTCATGGTTATGGTCTCCATAGTGATGGGGGAACAATTTCTGTAATCTGCGAAGCTGGCGATCGGTCAGACTCAAATGCCTGGCAACTTCAGTCTGAGTAGCCACTGTTCACCTCGCCAAAAAATCTCCCCTCATGCGTTTTAAACATGCATCTTGCGAACAACTTTATGAAACGCGGCATATATGTCCGGTTTGAGTGTTCAATTTTTGCGCATGTCCGGTTCACGGAAAGTGAATTTTTATATTTTTCAAATAGTTAACTCCCAGAAAAACCGGACATGGTTTCCGAAAAATTTTCATAAATAGTGAAATTCTGCGCCGCTCCCGCCCCGTAACGGGTCCATATGCCGGAAAGGACCCGTAAAAAAAGCCGGATTTCTCCGGCCTGTCTCAGATGGTTTTCAGTATGCGATCGATGTCGCCGTCATCGCCCGGGTTTCTGCCATCGTATGCCATGCCAGCTGATACGGCTTTCGGGCTGTGTATGTCCATAAAGTTTTCAAAGGCTGCGGTAAGCTCTGGTGCAACCTTCTGGCGTTCCTGCTCTATGGTCATGCTAAGAATGCTTTTAGCCGTACCAACATCGATACAAGGCACGTTTGCCATTGCACGTAACAGCGGCTGATAGTCGCCAGATTCATCAAGCGCCATAATCGCATCAGCGCGCGGCTTGTCCTGCTCTTCCAGTTTGTTAAGTTGATATATGGCCTCGTAGGTTGATAACCCTCTGTCAGCCATTGCCCGCGCTTCGGCTTTAAATTTACTCGCCAGCGGTAGCGCCATGATGCTTTCATTCGTTGCCATCGTTCCCCCTGCTTATCGGGCCAGCGGCTGAACGGATACGCCAGAACCCGTAAAGGCGGCGCATTTTTTCGCATCGGTGTCGACGCTCTCAGGCCAGTTAACGGCGGCAATATTGAATATCCCCGTCTTGTAACACTGTGCTGATTTCTGCTTTGACGTGTCCACGGGGTACGCCGTCAGATAAACAGCCTTGCCAGATTCCTGACCATCCCACGCCTTAAACTCGCCATTGTCCGCCAGCATCAGCGGGGTAAATTCCTGAATAACGCCAGCATCAGCGGCAAAATGTACCAGCGTCGTGGCGACCTGCTGACTGCCTGCAAATAACTCAACATATGGAGTGCCCATAGAATCTCCCGTTAACCAATTTTGACGGTAACAAATTTGCGAATATCTGCCGGAACCGGCTGCGGTGCGCTGTGCGTCTGCACGTACTCAATCGCCGGATCGCCGTCCTCAATCCAGTTTTTCGGGTAAAACATGTTTTGCGTTGCGCCCGTTCTTACTGCGTCCTGATCCATAATCGCACCATAGGCCACCAGCCCTTTATTGTTGGTGTTGCCCAGGACAAGCAAATCAGGCTCAAGGAAATATTTTTCGGTGCCGTCGCTGTCGGCGTATTTGCCGGAATAGACGATAAGGGCAATATCGCCCAGATAGCCTTTAAAGCTCACCACTTCGCCCAGGTTTTTACACGCCAGCTCTGCGGCGGATTCTGAACCACGGGAAAGATCGTACAGCTCGCGGAATTTTTTAAAGCTGCGTAACGTTCGCCATACCTCAGCGCCCATAATCATGACGTTGGCGGGGCAGCTGGCCTGTTCGGCGTATAGCTCGATGTCATCTGTCGGATCATGCGTCTCTTTATTCTGCTCAGACCATTTTTTTCCTGGCCCCTGATGGACAATGCAGTTTGCCGGCATATTCCAGTCGATTTCATAGCGTTCTATGCCTTCGCCTTCAATGATGTTTTTTCCGGTCGTGACCGCATTCACTGCCAGCCATTCCACACGCGCTTTAATGGCGTTTATCTGGCGGCGCATGTTGCCAGTAATGAGGCGCATACGTCGCCAGGTGGGGTCGTTAAGCTGTGCCGGATCTTCTCCAGCCATGCGCATAATGGTTTTTGATGGATCGATTTCGTGCTTGGGCTTCATGTAGCCGGGGCGGATAGTGCTTGTTTCGTACCCTTTATCGCGCTGAACCTGGCTACCCACCATAGGCGAACAAAACGCCGACATGGTGACTTCTTCAATATCCAGGGTATCCAGCATGATGTCCTGCGTGTTGAAGGTCGCCACGTTCGGAAAAAACAGCGACGTAAACAGCGGACTGAATCTAAAATCCGGAACATCCTGCCGATTCAGGTACGCGAAAAGCTGGTTAGTGTTAAGAGCCGTTGCTTTACCTGCCATTATTCACCCCCGTGAACCTGATTCATGCCCAACGCCGCACGTAAATAGGCGCGCACCTGCCAGCCTGTTGACGGCTCAACCATTGCCAGCGGATCAAGTCCTGCCGCAATGCTCGCTTTTACGTTCTGCTGGTGGCGTTCCTTGAGTGCCTCCACGATGTCGGGGCTTATGTAGACTGTAACCCCACCTTTTTTCTCTTCTGCCATAGTCAGAAATTCCTCTTTGACGTTAAAAATCATAACTGGATGTTCATCCAGTTATGATTATAATCATGATTTCATATTTCGCAATAATATCGATCCATGTTGCAAATTATGAAATGATTTCCGGAAACAGTAGTCACCATGCTGTTAACCTCATATATGAAAAAGCCCGCTAAGTTTGCCTCCTGTACTTATCGGGCTTTTTTATCTGCCTGCAAAGGTGTCGAACAAAAAAACAATCAAAATCGACACCATAAAAATAAAACCACTGTAATATCAATCCATTACAGTAGTGGTGATGACGAATGAAATTTCAAAAACTAGCCTTTTTCCGCGCCGCTCCCGCCCCGTGGCAGGTCACTACACCGGGAGGACCCATAAAAAAGCCGGATTGCTCCGGCTTCTGTTACTCGTTGCTTAAAACGGTATGTTATCCCCGTACGGATCATCATTTCCCGCCTGTTGTTTTGCTCTGCTCAGTGCATCAGCAGCCTGCCCCTGTTGGCCTTTTTTGCCGCCCGGTCGCGCCGTTCTCGCACTGATTACGCTGTCTGCGATAACCTGCCAGCCCTGCCGCATTTCCCCGTTCTGTCCGGTCCACTGGCTCACCTGCATGTTACCCGCCACGCTCAGGGGTTCACCCTTGCGGTGCTTTGCCAGTGCTTCGGCCTGTCTGCCAAACGCCAGGACGGATAACCACATCGTCGCCGTTCCGTCATCGGCCTGGCTGCACGGCAGGGGAACCGCCATACTCGCCATCGCCATTTGTGTCCCTTTGCTGGTGGTCTTTAACTGCGGGTCAGCCACCAGCCGCCCGTAAGCTGCTATCTGTGCTGTCATGCTGTCTGCTCTCCGGTTTTAACGTTGATGGTTGTCACCTGTTCCGCTTCGGCAATCTCCCGTTCTGTCAGCGTGGCAAAGTTTGCTGCCGCCGTGGTCATGAATGCGCTTATCAGTTCAGGATGTGCTTTCGCGTATCCTTCTCCCGCGTTGCGGTCGATGATTTTTATCGCCACCCTCAGCCAGTGCTCTGTAAGGTCAATGGCGCGGTTATGTTGCTTCTTCTGATTGTTAAGTTTTCCTGATGTGTGCATTTTTGTTTTTACCCCCCTCGTTTAAAAAGTTTTGGAGATACCCCCACCTTGTCTACCTTATCTACCTGGTGGATGCTCAGGCCAGTAATGACGCGGGTTTTATGGTGGTAGACAGTAAAAAATCTCTGTCTACCTGATGTCTACCCATCCCTCCGACTGGCTACAAAAACAGGTAGACAAGGTAGACAGCTTGTAGACAGTAAAAAAAAGCTGTCTACCTAAATTAATACACTGAATTAAAACAACTTTTATGTAATCAGGTAGACAAGGTAGACAGCAATTGCCAAAAATTATAAAAACGCGTCGCAATCGTCGGTTGTTATTGCGTTAGTCTGCGTCACTCCATTAATTTTTCGCGTAATATATTCATGTCCGTAAACTTTTGCGGCTGGCTTCATGGCCTTGCCAAAGTCATTTACGTTTAGTGGTTTGGTTCTGCCTGCGTATGCCATAAACGCCAGATAGACGCGGTAAAGGCTGTTTCTGGTCGTGTACTTCACGGAATCGCCACCGCCACCCATCATCAGGCCACGTGCTTCCTCCAGAAAATTCAGGAACTGGCAAAACTCAATAACCGGATCCGTTTGCTGCTTTATCGCCAGTGCTTCATCACCGTCACGCTGTTCCAGTAGTAAAGCCCGCGCCTTTTCAGGGTCTGCAAAGTTCGCCAGTAATCGGCGGATAATGACGGGGATTTCAGCCGCAATCTTTTCCGGTAGTTCCCTGTCTTTTTCGGCCTCGTTGACGATATTGTCGAAACGGAAAATCACGCGACGACGTGCCACGCCTCCGGCCCGTTCGGTGAATATCATCGGATTGTTATTGGTTGCCAGCACCACCGCCCTGATTACCGCCGTAAAACGCTTTTCATATTTCGGGTTAATTTCCACGGGGTCGCCGCCCGTGATTTTCTTGATGCCCGTTCCTTCGCCTGTATATTTCGGCTGGTCTGCCAGGACGATAAGACGACTCCCGACAACCTGTGCACGCCCACCAGCATCATCAAGCGATGTCATCTCAGCGCTTACTGTGTTCTGTTTCCCTGCCAGAAGGCTGGCTATGTGCGTGAAAGTGCTCTTGCCGCTCCCGCCGTCTCCGGTGGCCTCAATAAACATCTGCCAGTCGTACCGGTTCGCCATAATCATGTATAGCGCGGCGCATATACGCATCATCTTGCCCGGATCTTTTCCGGCAGCGTGATCAAGCCATTTATGAAAGTTTGGAGCGTTGTCGCGGATGTTCTCCCCTGGTGCTGGTGCCGTGTACTCAATGCCGTTGTGCGTGGTGATCCAGTTCTCCGGCGTGTGCGGGGAAAATTCCCCCGTTTTCAGGTCAAGCGCACCATTGGCGAACGGCAACAAATCGCCGGACGGCTCCCCCATTGGCTGGGCAATAACTTTTAATGCTTCCACGGCGTTATTGATTACGCGCTTGCTGAAAGTGGCCCTGTGCTCTGAATAGATCGCCACCATTTCGCGGCTAAGTTCCATTGTGCTGACCGGACACCATACCCCGCCGCGCCATACGTGAACGATTTCACTTTCTGGATGCACACAAACGCCATCAAAGCGATCGGCAAGCAGCTGCGCGCGCTCACTGTCCGCCATCTGCGAAAGCTGCATTTTTTGCTTTACCGGAAGCTCAATAACCAGACCATCAGAAAGATTCTGGCGTTCACGGGCCAGATATTCGCGCCAGTTCTGCACCTCCTGGCAGTGCATACCCTCAGGATAAAAATTTGCATCCTGTACGCCTGCCGCCGCCAGCTTCTGACCAATCGCCTTTATCATTACTGGCGCAAGATATCCGGCCCTGAATATGCGCACGGATTTTCTGCCTTCCGGCACAATTTGCAGCTTATCCAGTTCGGATAACTGCTGCTCCCCAAGCCACACAGGAGGCTCATTATCTCCGGCCATACGCGCGTCATGTTCCTGCCATTGTTTTGCGTGTGACCAGGCATCACTACCCGCAAAAATAATGACTTCTGTTTCTTTGTGTTTTATGCCGCGTGACTGCTGTTTTACGTTCGGTGCCAGTTTCATTTTTTACCCCCTGCGACCAGCATTTCACGGATTTTGCGGATATGACTTTCAGCACGTTTTTTACTTACGGTTTTTCGATGGTCCACCAGCGTAAAATCACGCCGGAACTGATAAGCAGGCATCACGCAGTCATATTCATAACCTTCACGGCGGTAAGTAATGCGCCGTTCTGCCACGCCTTTAATCATTACCATGCCGCCATATTTATCGCGGTAAATATCGCTGTTCATAAATTCAGGCCGAGGGAGGCCGCTGGCAGTAAAGCCAGAATTTTTCTGTTTCATGGTTTTTATTCTCCGGTGTGATGCGCGTTATTATTCTCGTGAATTGCCATAGCCTTATTGAGTTCATCAATAACAGGTGTCAATAATGTCCGAACAGCGGCAAACATTAATGACTCTGATTCTTTTCCGGCTTCCGGTATTTCCATTAATTTTCCTAACAGCGCATTCATTTCACGCGCTTTAATTAATGCGTTTTCAGAGTGGATTAATACTTCAAAAGGGATTTTATGCATCACAAATTTTCTCCCTGGCGAATACGGGCGACAAAAATCAGATGTGCGTGCGGCAGCTGCGCACGGGCTTCGTGCTCACTGGCGGCGGTAACGGTGTGAAGGCGGATGTTTTTACCGTGGCACTGCATAAAGCGCCAGACAAAGTAAGGGCGTGTGAATACAGCCATGTGAAAGGCTCCCAATTTAATGTTAAGGAGTCTCGCTACTACGCTGCTAAACGGGGTGGCGAGACGTAACAGGGTTAGCAGACTGGCAAATTGGGAAACCAGCGAGCGCAAAGGCTCCCCCGTTACGCCCCGCCATAATGCGGGTATGGGTAGGTTTACGGACACAAAAAAACCGCTTATCGGATATGGGCGGCTGTCCGCCAATTTATTCAGGCTGCTAAACCCGGTCGCCATGTGGGCGACACAGGAAGAATACAGCCCTGTGATAATTTTTTGCAAGCGGTTTTTACACATGGGCCACCCCCTGACGAATACGGGCAGCGAATACAGCAACACAACCAGACGGGCAACGGCTACGCGCTTCGCGTTCCGTCCAGGCGGTTACGTGGATGATTTGATGTTCTGACGCGCCAAAGGCAATAAAGCGCCAGATAAAGGCAGTTTGAGAATGTACGAGGGTAGGGGTAGTAGCCATGTTGGCAGCCTCCTCAGTGTGGTTAAGATAACCGCCACGCAAAAGGCTAATTTCGCTGGTGGCGGACTGTACAGGGTTAGCCTTACCGGACACTGAAGAAACCGGCGCGGATTGCTCCGCCCCCGTACAGCCCACCATTGATAAGGTGTGGCTATGCGGCACAAAAAAACACGCAGGGCGCGTGCTGTGCGCTTCAGTTGTTTTCAGGAGGCTAATCCCGGCACCCGTTTTATAAGGTGCACGCGAATCATAGCCCTGGCTGGCAGTGGCGATCAACTGGTTTTTCATACCCGCTTTATTCAGGTTGTGCGAGTCCCGCCCTTGCGGGTGTGTGGTATGATTTAACATAGCTACCTCGATACGCTTTCTATCGTTGGTGGTTAGAAGCCCGGTTAGTGTTCGCGCACTGCCGGGTTTCGTCGTTTCTGGACCTTGCATCAACAAGGTGTTGAACACCAATTTAAACCCAGGTGTTAAACACGTCAAGTGTTGAACACTTATTTTTTTTCCTGCATACTGCATTTGTTTTTTGTGAGGGGTACACAACATGGCGACAAAAGCAGTAAACGCAAAATCACAAACAGTTGCGGCAAGGGTTCCGCATGAAGTTATGAACAATGTTGAGGCGGTAAAAATGCTTGGTGAAAGTACAGGGCAGTTTGTAACAGCAGCATTAAAGCGAGAAGTTGAGTACCGCCAGCGGCGCAAGGCCAAAGAACCAGAGTAATCACCATCAGCGCCGTGGTGTAAGGTATTACGGCGCATTGCTATGCAGGACAACACAATGACCGATAAAGAATTGACCAAAACATTATCACCGGCACGGAAAAGACGGCGCAGAAAGATAGAGCATGAATCAGAAAGATTCGCGCCATGTGCTTTTGCCCTTGAGCAATTCCTTAAAGAGTACAGGGAAACGCGCCCATTGCAGGTATGGCAACGAACTGAACCAGACTGATTGCATTGCCCACCAGCCGACAACCTAGTATTCTGGATATGCTCAAGTTTAGTGTTATGCCACTGGCGACCGCCCCCGGTCGCCTTTGTTTTATGTGTCATATGCTCCCCTTTACGCTGCCTTGCCTGAATTAATGCGATCCCGGCTTTTAACCCATTCCATAACCTCGGACAGCAGCCACCCTACAGAACGACCGCCCAGATTAAGACGTGACGGAAAGCGCCCTTTTTTCTCCAGTTCGTAGCGTGTAGTGCGGCACACTCCAGTTAACTTACGACATTCATCCTCACGGATTACGCGATCTTCATTTATTTCACGCATACAAAAACCTACATAAAAATTACGTATATAAACTTTTCTCTTAGCTGTAGATATATGAGATCGGATATTACTTAGATTCTTTTTCACCTCTTAAATTAAAAACACAACCTTGCTAAAGGCTTTGTTCGCTAAGGTTCGTAGAAGCTCGTTAGTGTTTAAAATCGTGTCACGAGTTTTTAAGAGACGCAACAAAAAATGTCGTCATTTGGCACTTTGCTTGAATTATCACATATAAAACAAACAGATAAACCATCGATTATGGAAACAATCAAAAAACAGAGAATAAGAATTCAGAAGAAGACATTTCAATTTTTTCGATGGTTGACAAATAAAAACACAACGAACTTTGTCGATATTCGTCGATTTATTCACGGCTGTAATCTCTTAAAGAAAAAACAGCCGTAATTTGTCAAGAATTTTGAGTGCAAATTCGCGGGGTCATAACAACGATTTTTTCATCATTATTCTGGAGAAGCTCGAGACGTTCTACCCATAGATTAAGAGCATCACGTTTTGCATCAAGATAGCGGGAGTGGTTATAGACTCGTTGCATCCCTGGCATCTGGTGGGCTGTAAGCTGCTCGACAATATGCGGATCCACGCCTAAATCGTTCAGCATGGTTGTAAATGTGTGCCGGATATCGTGTAACGTCCAGGGGGCTTGATTAATTCGTCTGTGCGCTGTTCTTCCGTACTCTGCTACCGAAGATTGTCCTTTCAGTTCACCAAGCAATAAGCCCGTGTGTCTGTTCTGCTCCACCAGCTGCGTGACGAACGGCAAAATGCTTTCCGGTATTGGCCTGAATATGGCGACCTTCGTTTTGCTGTGCTCCTTCGGTACTGTCCAGAGCATTTCTTTAAAATCCCACTCCTGCACCTCAGAGCGCCTTAGCTCGGTGGTACGGCATCCAAAAACAATCAGGAGGCGAATTAGGGCGCTGTAGTACGGCGGGAATATTTTGTCATCCAGAACGCGGAGTAATTCCCCGAGCTCCTTGTTTGTTAGTACGCGCTCGCTCACTTCTGCTTTTTTTCCCACATCACCGACAACCATATCATCAAGAACGTTGCTGATTGCGTATCGTCGTTTTCGGCAGTACTTAAGCGCCTGTTTGCATACCTGTAGCAAAAATCCGGCAGATACTGGGCTTCGCTTTGCCATCTGGTCAAAACATGCCAACCAGTGCCGTAGCTCGCATTTTTCCAGTGGCATAGCGCCAATCTGGCTGATTATGTGTTTATTGATTCGGCTTTTCAGTGATTCGTAGTCAGTGCGCTTTTCCTTTGCATACGATTCAAGCCAGTAAGTGAGCGCTTCCTTAACTGTCACGGGGGCTAACGTATCCTGTACAGCACGATTAAGCTCATAGCGCGGATTTTTCCCCTCAGCCAGCCAGGCGCGACACTGTGCCGCTTTTTCCCTGGCTGCTTTAAGGCTCAGATCGGGATAATTGCCCAGCCTCAGACGTTCCGGTGATACCTGCCTACCAGTTCCGGCCCTGTAAGTGAAATACCAGGTTAACAGGCCATTGGTTGAATGCCTTACGCTAAGGTTGCCACCATCATTAAAAAAGGTGTTTTTTGTGGTTGGTGATCCGCTTAATTTTCGTAAAAGAGTGTCGCTAAGTCTATGAATTGCCCTGCTCAT